TTATTTTTTCTTGAAAATATCGGCGGCACCGTGAATTTTGTTGTTGGTGTTGCCGGAAGTCAGCACCAGAACATCAGCACCTTCTTTATCGGCTTTCTCGATCAGCTCTTTTTTCGCGTCGTCTACCGAGACTTCATTGGAAGTGCTAACCGTACCGATTTTTTCATACTGTGATTCCACTTTCTCAAACTCGTTTTTCGTCAGCAGTTCAGCCGCAAAGGTATTGGTGGTAAACAGAAATGCAGCGCCCATCAAAATAGCAGTCGTTTTTTCATAACCTTTTTCCTTGAGATTAATCAGCAACTACGAAAAGCCCCACGAGTAAGAGTGAGGTGATATGAGCATGGTAGAGGAATAGCAAAATTGCCATAGGGTAAGAAAAATACTGTTATAACAGTCAATTGTGCTGTGAAAAATGTTCGTTAACGCTACTTTCGCGAGGGGTGTTTCATGGAGAAAATCAGCAGGACATCGCGCAGGCGGCAATCTGTGAAATTTAATGGCACGCCCTGTAGGATTCGAACCTACGACCTACGGCTTAGAAGAACGTAGAGTACTATTTAACACGCTGTAATATCATTGGTTTTTCCGCGCTCGCACCGCGTTTGTGTCATAACGTGTCATTACATGCTGTCGTATTTCCTTTTGATTCATCCATGCATGACACAACTGTGACACAGAGAGTACACAGCCATGCCTCATGGTATAGCTGTGTAGTTTCCTTCACATCACCGGGCAATCATCAAACTCACCTGTCCGCGCATCGTTGATGATGTACGTGATAACCCCAAATACCGGACTCTCTATACCTTCAAAGTGACCAGGTAACTTTTCCTTTCGTCCGTTCAGCGCGTTCTCAAGGTGAGGCTGAGGATATGTCCGGTAAATCTTCACCTTGAACTCACCTCCTATCTCACAGACAAGCAAGGAGCCATCGCAAGGGTTTAGTGACGAGTCGATGACAAGCAGCGCATCTTTCATAATGCCGCATCGATAGATAGTCTCTGACGCTTTCATGTAGTACGTAGCAGACGGTTTGTGGATGAATCGCTCATCAAGCGACAGGCGGTTCTCAACGTAATCAGCAGCCGGGCTCGGGAATCCCATACTCACCTCCGATAGTTACTGTATATGCATACAGTATTATCGATCGGCGGTATCGATCAATAGTCTTTGTGGTGCTACACTTCAGACCTTTCAGAATTCACTGATTTTTATCATGTTAAAGTTATTCGCCAAGTACACATCTATAGGTGTTATCAATACGCTCATTCACTGGGTTGTGTTCGCCGTTTGCATTTACGCATTCCATACAGGTCAGGCACTTGGCAACTTTGCCGGATTCGTTGTGGCTGTGTCTTTCAGCTTCTTTGCAAACGCCAGGTTCACGTTTAAGTCCTCGACTACCACTCTGCGCTACATGCTCTACGTTGGCTTTATGGGAACGCTTAGCGCTGCTGTTGGGTGGTGTGCTGACAGGTCTGGCATGGCACCAATTATCACTCTAATTATTTTCTCCGCCATCAGCCTGGTGTGCGGATTCATTTATTCAAAGTTCATTGTCTTTAGGGATGCGAAATGAAAATTTCTCTTGTCGTTCCGGTATTTAATGAAGAAGAAGCAATTCCTATCTTCTATAAAACCGTTCGGGAATTTGAAGGGCTAAAACAGCATGAAGTAGAGATAGTCTTCATCAATGACGGCAGCAAAGATGCGACAGAATCAATTATTAACGCGCTTGCTGTTGCAGACCCACTTGTAGTTCCGCTGTCATTCACAAGAAACTTCGGTAAAGAGCCCGCTCTGTTCGCCGGCCTTGACCACGCGACCGGTGAAGCGATTATCCCGATCGACGTAGACTTGCAGGACCCTATCGAAGTCATTCCTCACCTGATAGAGAAATGGCAGACCGGGGCTGATATGGTTCTGGCTAAGCGCTCTGACCGTTCCACTGATAGCCGACTAAAACGAAAATCTGCTGAGTGGTTCTATAAGCTACACAACAAAATTAGCAACCCGAAGATCGAGGAAAACGTTGGCGACTTCCGACTGATGTCTCGAGAGGTAGTGGAAAATATTAAGCTTATGCCAGAGCGTAACCTCTTTATGAAGGGCGTATTAAGCTGGGTCGGTGGCCGCACTGATGTCGTGGAATATGCCAGGGCAGAGCGCGTGGCGGGTAACACGAAGTTTAACGGCTGGAAGTTGTGGAACCTTGCTCTTGAGGGGATCACCAGTTTCTCTACCTTCCCCCTGCGGATGTGGACTTACATCGGCCTGTTCGTCGCCGGTGCTGCGTTCCTGTATGGCGCATGGATGATTTTGGATACCATCATTTTTGGGAATGCTGTTCGCGGATATCCTTCCCTGCTTGTTTCAATACTTTTCTTGGGAGGAATACAGTTGATAGGAATTGGAGTCCTTGGTGAGTATATCGGTAGGATTTACGTTGAAGTTAAAAATAGACCTCGTTATGTGCTGAAGGGACGAAAATGATAAGAAATCTGAAAAATGATAAGTCTATATTTTTAATATCTCTGGCTCTATCATTTGTATACATATTGCCTTTTATCATTAATAACAACTACGTTGTAGATGATTGGCTCAGGACTGATACTGGTGTTACTGCTTGGGAGGGCAACGGGAGGCCTCTTTCCTCTGTTATAATGGCTGCGATTAGCATGTTTGGCGGAGGTTTAAATTTCTTTGGGGATGGTGTTTTATATGATATTTTCCCGCTTACCATTATATTATGTGCTTTTGTGATGACTTTTTGCGGGTATCTTATCTCTGCTGAGCTTGGCATGAAATCCCCAATTGCTAAAGCTGCATGCATGTTACTACCACTGACTTCAACTTTATTCATAGGTAATATTTACTTCAGGTTTGACTCTTTAATAATGTCATTATCTTGTCTTGGTGCTATTTTACAGGCAAGGATGAGTGCAGAGAGAGGTATTGTCTGCTGGATTAGTTCGGTGGTGATTGGGTTTATTTCAATATCAATATATCAGGCATCGATACCATTTGTTTTATCATATCTTGCATTAATGTGCTTTATGAGGTACTGCAATGAAAATAAAAATGATGTAATTAACTTAATCATAAAGGTGTTTTCATCTCTTTTCTTTTCGTTCTTGATTTATAAAGTAATGATGCTAGCGTTCTTTGATGGAGATTCCTATACATCTGGATACACGGACACCCACTCTCAGTTAATACCACTTTCAGTTGATGGACTAAAGATAATTGTAAATAACTTCTCATTATTTATAAGCATGCTTTACAAGGTTACTGCTTTTGCTCCTTGTATTATCTTATTAACATTACTGATTGTTATGTTGGCAATTTCATTCATAGAAAGAAATATGAAAATTGCATTTTCAGTATTTGCATTTATAGCAATAATAGTTCTAGGGTTTGCTCCATATCTAGTTTTGAGAAGCCCTATAGTAGAGCCTAGGGTGATGATAGCCGCTGGATTATCATTGTGCGCATTATTGAAGGGCGTAGAAATGATGAGTAAATTAGGTGTGTTATCAAAATCATTGATTGTAGTTTTTATTGCTTTCAATTTTAGCCAAGCATATGGAGTATCGAATGCGTTCAATATTTATCAGCGCATAGACAGAGTGGTCGCTCAGAATATAGCATTCAATCTTATTGAATACGGATACAGGACTGGTGATAAGTTAGTTATTTCTGGCTTCCCTTCTTATCCTGACTCTGTCAAGAGAATATACTCTGCCATACCTGTCTCGCAATATCTTGTTGGCTCTGCCTTTGCTAATTATAGATTTAAATATAGCCTCATGAAACAGTATGGAATATCATCTTCTATACCTAAAGACGAGCGTTTCAATGGTGATGGTGTGATTATGAAAGATAATAACCTTATCAAGTTAATAAAATATGATAACGGATATAGAGTATACATCAAAAGAATGTAACTTAGCGCCCCTTTAAAGGGGCGCTTTCCTTATGGCACGGAGTCGTATTGAATGAGTGGCTTGATGCTTATAGTAACATCAGTTTGGTTTGTTACTGCTGGTATGGTAACCCCAGAGTAACCTATGGCAATATTAGCCAGAACACCGGTTGATGAAGACCGAACTACCTCCGTAGAAACGCCTGAGGACCCAGTGCTTGCAAGTTGAACCTGTCTTGCTCCAAATGCATCTCCAGACCCTGCAATGGTTGCCTGCCAAACCCCTCTAAATAAGCTGGCTGGAATTGAAGTTGACGCCGCCCCTGCTGGAATAGAGATTCTTGCATTGTCGTAGAAAATTAGGTCAGAGGCTGACATTGTACTACGAGAACCGATACTTAATGCTTGGTTTCCAGAAAATGAGATGTACGTTCTCCCATCTAAAACAAATGATGATAGCAATCCTGCCTGGCTTAACGTGTTTAAATCCACAGTGTTTCCGTGGGCGATAATTGACTTTGGAATGCCAGATATTTTATAGCCAATAACACGGTAATTAAGTGACAGATTATTAAATTGCTTAACGCTATTTCCCACCATGCGTATGCGCTGCCCTCTGTAAACCTTGTTGGATTCCGCTCCAGCGTTCACAGCTATGCCTTCTGTCGTATTGTTGACTGTGTTGCACTTCATTACAACACTATTGTGGCTGATATCAATATCTTGGAAAACTGCATAGTTGTCGTCACCAGCACCTGTATTTATTGCTACCCCATCGTATGCACGGAGTTCACAGTAATTATTGTGTATCTTTATAAAAGGTTCTGGGTAAGTGGCTTGCGTGGCTTCGCCACCACCACCAACATCAATGCATCGTGTATACTTAGCGCCGATCAGTAGACCTGTAGTTTCACTGGCAGGTACATCACGAGACCGGACATAGTTATCAGCGACAATCAGGTTATATGGTTCATAGTTGGGTGCCCAACCGGGTCCACACTTAGCGTAGATACCTACAACCCCATGTTCAAGGCAATGGTTGTTTGCGATGATAGCCTGACCTCCACCATGGAAGTCAATACACTTGCGTCGGCAGTTACGAATCATATTTTCTGTAATTGTTACATTACGGATTCTTCGATTTCGACCATGTGTGATACCGTAGCCTGGGTCGTAACTTGCGTTCAATGCATCATCCCCATCAGGATGACCGATGTCTTCGATGTTATTCGCCATGTAGTTCAGGCGATATCCAGAGAGGACGTAGATACCTGCACTGTAGCACTTGCGAATACGTGTGTTAATAACCATCACGCCATCAGGTACATCTGCATCCGTGGTGTAATCACTTGCTCCATAGGCCGCTGCCGTGTTACGGATACCAATACCTACCGCACCAAAGTTAAATCCAGAGATGTCACAATTGTTGATGAGAATACCACGGCATGCACGTTGAACCTTCACACCGCAAGCCCAGCTACCGATGTTGCCGCCAAGGAACTTGCCCCATGTGTTCTGCCAACCTGAAGCTTGGCTGCCGTCTGCATTGTATTTAGGAAATTGACCTGTAACACCTGCGTATGCGCCACCAGTATATGCGCTGGTATCAAGGGCATTGTTTGGTGCAAGAACTAGAGCAGAATCGTACCCGAATCTGGCTTCTCCTTTCTCTGCATACCCAGTCGGGGTATCAATTGCAGGGAAGACTCCCGGGCCATTGATAGTTAAATCAACAGTAACATGTTCACAGGCTATGAGGCTTAACGCATCAAGGCCATGCGTCTTAACCAGCAATGCTCCATTGTGAATTTTGATACCCTTCTTTCCAACCAATGCAAGGCATGGACAGAAGTTGTATCCATTGTTGGCTAAATCAGGTTCCGTGGGATAGGTAGTTGCAAGTGCTGGGTTTTTGCTAACTAGATATGTTTTTCCGTATAAGTCAATGTCGCCATCCACACCATCAATATATGCCTGTAATGCCAGTGTGTCGTCTGTAACTCCATCCCCTTTAGCGCCGAAGTCAAATGGAGTTTTAATTGTTGGTTGTGTAGCTCCAATTAAAGCCCACTCCCCCTTTCCTATGCCCCCTGTTGACTCAGGTGAAGAGGCGGCAGGAACATCCTTTGGTAAATCTCCAGTCCAGTAGTACCACGATTTACTTTCTTCATCCCAGATATAATCTTTTCTGGAAGAAATATTAGCACCCGCATTAAATGTATAAGAACCATTTATATAACTAGTTAGCTTATTATTGACTTCATCAACTGACGGGGCGTTAATATTCGCACGTGCCTGTTCTGCGTTAGTAATGTCAGAAAGGTTGTTTTTGGCGCGCAGGAAGTGGGTAACAGGTAGTTTTTGATCTGTACTGTTTTGATTAATCAAAAGCTGCGCGGTATCTACCGTATCTGTTGCCGATGGTAAGTCCGTTAACTTTACTTTTTGCTCTGCCATATTAAGAAACCCTGTACCATGCCGCTTGAGTAATGTATTGGTTTGTCACGTCAAGAAGAGCGCCTCCACCGGTATCGCTAGTGCTACCCTGGAAGTTATGCTGGTGAGCGCCGATATTCGTTTGGTGGTTGTGTGAACCTGAAGCCGCTGTGGTGGCTGTAAATGACGTGCCTAGAGCACCATCGGATATCCTGCCGTTATCCGTCTTCCACTCTCCGTGATAAGCCGTTAACGAGTGGGTGTGGCTACCATTAGTAGTTGTCGATTTTGTGCCATAGTCGAACGTTTCTGTTTTTCCGGAAAATTCGTGATTATGAGCAGGGAGATTTGAAGTCGTTATACTGACTTTGTTGCTGCCACCGGTTTCTGAAATGTCAGAACCCGATGAATTCGCAATTCTTACCACTCTACCAGCGCCTGGAACTCTCGCCCACAATGTCCCCGGGAACAGGGCGTTAGGATTGGCTGATGTATTAAACCAGATGGTAATTCCGGGCGGATACACTCCATTTACCATCGATAAAATGAGAGAGCTGATTGTTATGGATTTATCATTTCCACCCTGATTTATATGCATGAGGTCTTCGTCATTAGCCTCTGTGGCGGCAGGTAAATCAGTTAGGTATTTGAGGAGAATGTCAGCCATTAAGCCCCCTCAAGTTCTGTAACGCGCGCTTTCAAATCTGCAATTTGTGTATACAGGTCATTTAGCAAGGTATTGAGATGGTTAGCGGCAAGTTTACTTCCTGCCGAGATTGATCCATCCGGCATGCGTACAGGAGGAACAAAGCCGCTTGCCAGAATCTCATCTGGAACTGGTTCTTTGTTTTTCTGCCCGTCAGCATAAGTTACGTCAGTATCTGCAAATGATGTGATAGCCATTTAATTTCTCACTTAGGCATAGCGCCGCAGAGCATCGTCCCGGTAACGCCATAGTCACGGGAGAAGATAAGAAGGTAATCGTCGTCAGCGACGCCGAGATATGATCCGTTTACTTCGAGTACCTGAGCAGCGCCGACATCGTTGAGCCAACGGTGCTGACGATCGCCCGCGCAACGTTAGAAAACGACAAAACAAAAAAATCCAAAGACGTTTTTAACACCGCTTATTTTGAAGAGCGCGAGCTGCGCCCCGGCGAAAAGCTCAAGCCGATGATTCTGAATGCCACCAACAGCAAGATGCTGAAAAGCATTACTGGATCGCCATTCCTTGAAGATTGGGTTGGCGTGAAGGTCACGGTCTACGTCGATAAGAATGTCCGGTTCGGAAAGGAATCGGTTGAAGGTCTCCGCTTAAGCCCGGCGCGCGTCACAAAGCCGGTGCTTTCGCCGGAAAAAACGCAGGCTTGGAATAACGCCAAGGCAGCCTTCAAACGCGATGGCAACCTTGATGCAGTGCTGGCGAGAATGGACATTTCTCCAGAACATCGCCGCCAGCTTGAGCAGGAGTGTTCATCATGATCTGGCACGACGTCGAGCAAAATGGTGAAGAGTGGGATGCTCTTCGCCTGGGTAAGGCCACCGCTTCAAACTTCGGCCTGATTATGGCTAACGATGGAAAGGCGTTTGGTGAGCCAGCCAAGCGTTATGCCCTTCAGTTGGCTCTTGAGCAGATTAAGGGATGCAAGTCTGAGTTCGGCTTCTCAAACGAACACATGGAACGCGGGCACGAACAGGAGCCCATTGCCCGCATGCTCTACGAAGAGATGAACTTCGTCGACGTGGATAACGGCGGGTTCTTTGATCACGAAACGTACGGCGACAGCCCTGACGGCCTCGTTGGCCAGGACGGGCTCGTTGAGATTAAGTCAGTCATTGCCGCCACTCACTACTCCACCCTCACCCGCGGCTCCTTCGATCCAGCATACAGATGGCAACTGGTCGGTCACCTTGATTGCTCCGGCAGGGATTGGGTGGACTTCATCAGCTACTGCTCAGACTTCCCGGACGGTAAGCAGCTCATCGTCTATCGCCTTACAGCTGCTGAATGTGAATCAGAAATAGCCCGGCTACAAGCGCGCCGAAAAGACTTCCTCGAACTTGTTGCGGACACGAAGCGCCGCATTCTGGAGCTCGAATGAAACGCACACCCTTCTACCGCAGGCCCGGGCGAACCGGGCAATTCTCCGGCCTCCGTGAGCGCGTTATCTGGATGATTCAGACGCGTGGCCGCCCGGTAACCGGCAGCGAAATCGCCGAGAAGTTTGGCGTAACGCTCATCGAGTTTAACCGGGTCGCCAACGGCATTACCCGCGGCACCGGGCAGATAGCGCAGATAGTTGAGTCGGAAAAGTGGATCAACGAGGACGGCATCTGCGACCGGACTTTCGACCTGGTCACGAAGCCAAAAGTCGTAACACCACAGGGTAAATCGCGGCTATTCACCCGGCGCGCAATAGAGCAGTCGCAGGAAGGTAGACGGAAGGAATGCATTGAACGTGCAGCCCGCCGTCGCCGCCTGATTGCTCAGGGCCTCTACATCGACGAAATGGAGTCAGTGCTATGAAAGCATGGTCACTCGAAGAGCTGGCGCTGCTGTGGCGACACTCAAACGCTGAAGTCGCAGAGATTACCAGCCGCAGCATTGAAGAGGTCGGAGATAAGCGGCTGCAAACTAATATTGAGCGTAATGGCTGGGATGTTAACGATCCGGAGCGGGAGGATGTATGAGCATACCTCAAGTTGTCAGTTTCTCTGGCGGCAGAACCTCGGCCTATCTCGTCCATTTAATGGAGCAAAGGAGACTGTCTGGCGAAGAGGTTCACTATGTCTACATGGACACAGGGGCAGAGCACAGAGGGACCTACGAGTTCATCAAGAAGCTTGCGCGTGAATGGTCGATTAACCTGATCTGCCTCCGTGTAAAGGTTAACCCTGAACTGGGCAAGGCAAACAGTTACTCGGTGGTGCCGCTTGATGATATCGGCCCTGATCTTCAGCCATGGAAAGATGTCTGCGAAAAGTACGGCACCCCATACGTCCACGGCGCGTTCTGCACCCGGACCATGAAAATGGAAGTATTCGAAAGATATTGCCGGGACACCTTCGGCCAGTATCACACTTGGATCGGTATTCGTGCTGACGAGCAGCGCAGGCTAAAGCCTCGGGAAGGCGTTAGCTATCTGGCAGATATAAGCGATTTCGAAAAGCAGGACATTATCGACTGGTGGAAGGATCAGCCGTTTGACCTCGGCATTCCAGAACACCTGGGTAACTGCGTTTTCTGTATCAAAAAAGGAATAAACAAGGTCGCCCTCGCCGCACGCGACGAGCCTGAGCTCGCCGCTGAGTTCTGGAATCTTATTACCGCCCCGTCAGTAAGGGTTGTGGAACGACGCCAGCAGGAAAACAAAATCATGTATCGTGGTAACAATTCCCTGGAGAGCGTAATCGCAATGTTCTCTGACAATACCCGCGAAGAAATTGCAGCGACAATAAAAGGTGGCGGCGGATACGACCCTAACTCATGCACTGAAAGCTGCGAAGCCCTGACGTGTGAAGTGGATGATAACCCAGAGCCAGAGATAGAAGAGCCCGAGGAAGAAGAGAGCCAAGTTTCGATCCGCACTGGATATGGAGGAAGCCATACCCCAGCAGAACAGCGCGATCTCTGGCGCACTCCACCAGCCCTTTTCGCTTCCCTTGATGCTGAGTTCTGCTTCCAACTTGATGCTGCCGCAGCACCGCACAACGCCCTGTGAAGGCACTCATCACCCAGGAGCTTAAGGCTCCCTTTTTATTGCTGGCGTTCACCTTCAACCGAATTAACCGACAGTTCCGGGAGCATTGACCATGGACATCATCGACAGGGAAAAGAATTAGACGATCTCTTGGTACGGGGGACAAGAAACAAGCGCAGGAGCTGCACGACAAGCTGAAGGCTGAAGCGTGGCGGGTTGATAAAATTGGGGAACTACCGACGAGGACGTTTGAGGAATGTTGCATCAGGTGGATCCGCGAGAAGGAGCATAAGCGGTCACTCGATGACGATAAGACCAAAATCGAATATTTCCTGCGCCATTTCTCTGGCCGGGATATTTCAACCATCACTGCTGATCAGGTTCATGAAGCTGTTTCTAAGATGGTCAACCGTAAGCATATTCAGGTCTGGGAGTCGCGCCGGGACGCGGCTATACGGCGTGGGAAGGAACCGCCTCCGTATGTAGAGAAACCGGTAAGCCAGGCCACAAAGAGTCAGCACCTTTCGTTCATGCGATCTCTGTTCAAGGCTGCGGCTAATGACTGGGGCTGGATTAAAACGGCCCCGGTTATAAAAACGAAAAAGCCGATCAGCAAACGCATCCGATGGCTGACCAGGGACGAGGCAGAACGGTTAATTGCCTGCATGCCGGAGTCGATAAAGCCGGTGGTGATATTTGCACTGGCAACCGGCCTGCGCCGCTCCAACATCATTGATCTGGAGTGGCAGCAGGTCGATATGCAGAGAAAGGTTGCATGGGTAAATCCGGAGAACGCGAAGGCGGGCAAGGCTATCGGCGTGGCTCTGAATGATACCGCATGCAGGGTGTTAAGGGATCAGATCGGGAAAAGTTCCAGGTGGGTATTCGTTCATACGAAGCCATCTACGCGTCCGGATAAAACCGTCACTCCGGCTGTCCGAAAAATGCGAGTGGATGACAATGTCGCCTGGCGCATTGGACTGGAAAGAGCGGGTATAGAGGACTTCCGTTTTCACGACCTCCGGCATACCTGGGCGAGCTGGTTAATTCAGTCCGGCGTGCCGTTGTCCGTTCTGCAAGAAATGGGCGGCTGGGAGTCCATCGAAATGGTCCGTCGATACGCTCACCTGGCACCGAACCACTTAAGCGAACACGCACGGAAAATTGATGCCATTTTTGGCAACCATGACACAAATACGACACAAGGAGAAAATCAGGCTGGCTTGAAACTGGCGTAAGCGCCTGTTTTTAAATGGTACGCCCTGTAGGATTCGAACCTACGACCTACGGCTTAGAAGGCCGTTGCTCTATCCAACTGAGCTAAGGGCGCACGGAGAAGAGTGTACTTCGCGGTGGTGAAACGCCTGGAATTATACGGTCAATGCGTAGTGAGTCAATGCCTTTTCCGCCTTCTCTGGCGATAATGACTAGCTGATTGTAAATACGGCTGTTTTTTCAACATTTATCCCTCTTTTACGGGCTGCGAAAAGGCTTAGCCGCTTTTAAGTAACGCCTGCTGTTTTCCTGTTTACTTCACCTTCACACTGTCCAGCGGTAACCCGGCCGCCTGGAGGCTGGAAGTGAACAGGACGACGGAGTGACAGCGCCAGACCAGACAGGTTTTCCCTCGTGCGTGCAGCACATCTCACACGATATTACAGGCATTAAGCTTGAACCCATTGTCGCCCTCTCATCTTCGCGCACGGTGGGGGCCGAAGTGCTCAGCGTGCTGTCGCCGCATCAGCAAAACGAAAGCTTTTTCCAGGACTGGTCCGCCGCCCGGGCGCTTATGCTGCTGGAAGCACAGATCGCCGCGTTAAAAAACCCCTTCCCCTGTGACAACCTTTTCATAAATTTGCCGATAACCGTTCTGACCATACCGGAAATGTTCCAGCGTTTACTGCAACTTAACAGCCCACCGCTGAACATTGAACTCGTGGAGCCTGCCTCGTTCTTTACACTCTCAGACCCGGCGCGTCTGAGGGTGAGTTGTGCGCTTCAGCAGTTGACCGCGCGAGGACACCGGATCTGGCTGGATGATATTGATGAAGCGTCAGGACAAGCATTTTTATCCTGCCGCCTGCCATTAAGCGGAATAAAAATCGATAAGTTCGCTTTCTGGCGTTTACGTGAAACTCAGGCGCTGACACAGCTGGTCACCCTTTGTTCAAAAATCGCTGCGAATGTGCTTATTGAAGGCATTGAAACAAAACGGGACCGTACTTGCGCGCTTCATGCTGGCGCGCGCTTCGGTCAGGGATATTATTGGCCATCCTGGAGATGGCAGGAGGACTGA